TCACGAAACGAGCATCACTGCCTCAGCAGCACGCCGGGCCACCAACCCCGGCAGCACCCTCCCGCCACCGTACACCCACCGCCGCAGCTCGCGCGCGGCGGCTTCCCAGTCCCGCTGGTTGACGCGCCGACGCAGCGTTGACGTCTGCAGCCGCCCAGCGCCGAGGTTGAACGTGAAGTCTACGATGGCTGCGAGCCGCCCCTCGGGTTCGGTGGCCAGCACCGGGCAGTAGCGCAGCGTGGCGGCCAGCGCCGTCTGCAGATCACGGACCAGATAGACCTCGGCCTCGCCTTCCGTGATCGGCGGATGCTTCGGGTCACAAAGGTGGCCGTAGCCGATGGTGTGGTATCCCGCAGGGCAGACGTAGGGGTGCGCCCGGCGCAGGGGATCGTCCTTGGGAACGCGCTGAAACCCCTCGAACCGCTTTGCCAATTCGATGGCCTGCGGGGGAACGCGGATCAAACGTGTGTCCATGTCGCCCCCGCCTTGATCATTCCTACGGTGGACTTGCCGATGCCATACGCTCGCGCTAGCTGGCGATGACTCCGTGCATCGGCGCGGATGCTTGTAACGAGGCTGTCATTTAGCCGTGCATTCGGGTGTCGGTTTCCTCTCGGCGGATTGCCACGCCCTTTGGCGCGCATATCTCGCAGATTCTCTGCCTGCGTGCCGAGAAACAGGTGGGCGGGATTGACACAGTTGGGGTTGTCGCAGCGATGACAGACGACGAGATTGTCTGGCGTCGGGCCGACGGCGAGTTGGTAAGCCGCCCGGTGGGCGAGCAGGAGGCGACCGTTGTCACCAACGATCTTGCCGTAGCCGCCTTGCTTGGTCGATGCCAGCCAAGGCCAGCACTCATCAGGACTGCGCACATCGACCTTCTCCCAGAATCGCTCGGCCAATGGGCGTGGCCTGCGCGACCAGCTACCCATCACTGCCGCACCCGGTCAAACACGCGCCCGAGGAACCAGAAATTCAGAACCCCGGCCCACAGCGCCTGATCGGCCTCTGTCCAGGCGTGCAGAATTGCGGTCCCCCAACCAGCGCCGGCAGTCACAGCCGCCGCAAACGCCGCCGTCTTGGCCGCACAGTAAAGCGCCATGAACCAGTAGGTGATCACGGGGCGCACGCTGCAAGACAAGGCATCGGCCCAGCGCACGCCGGTTTTCTCGCCCTGAGTACGAACGGCTTCGCGCAGCGTTTCGATGGCGCCGACGTTCCACGCGGCATCGGCACCCGCGCCGATTTCCGACATTCGCTGGGCGCCGCGCAGCTTCTCGAACTCCAAGGCCTTGTCCTGCATCGCCAACTCGTGGCTGCGCTCGCCTTTGCGGTCGAGCCACTTGAGGATCTCCGGCGCCAGACGGAAGGCTCCGCCCAGCAGCCCACCGAGCAAGGTCTCGATCATTGGCCGCCTCCCATCAGTTTGAGCCTGATGGCCGCACCCACGAGGAGCGCCGCCAGGATGCCGGTGGTGATGACCTTGACAGTGGTCTGCCATGCGGTGCGGCGGGCATCGCGCCAGGCCTCCAACAGGTCGCGCAGTTCGCGGATGTCGCGCGCAGCGTGGCCGTTCTCCAGTCCGAGATGGGATAGCACACGCTCGGCCCCGCGTTCAGCGGCGCGGTCGAGCAGTTCGTCGAAGTCCTCGCGTCGAATGAGCAGCATGTTTTCCACGAGGGCGGCAGGTTGGTGTTCGTCGGTCATTGCAGTCTCCAAAAACGACGAACCCGCCTTGTGGGCGGGTTCAGATGGTTGCGGGTGGGTGAAGATCAGATGGCGAGGCCTGCGCTCCAGCCGGTGGACTTGAAGGCCGAGAGCTTGGCCTCGTCCTCGATGAAGCAAAGCCAGCCGATCTTGGGCACGTGGTACTCCCAGGCATCGGCGATGCGCACGGCGATCTGGTTGGTTTTGCCTGCCCACACGCCCGTGGCGGCGGCAGGCACGATGTAGCGGTCGCCGTTGGCGGGGCTGGCCGGTGGTGTGGTCAGGTCGCGGTCTTTCACGGACAGGCCGACCACCGCGCCCAAGCGTTTGAGGTTGGCGTCCATGCCGGTGTCCCAGCCGCTCTCGCCGAGCGTCCAGCCGTAATTGAGTCCAAGGTTCGGATCGGTTGATGACATGGTTTATCTCCAGAGATTCGAGGCTTGACGAATGCGCCGGACAGCGTCCGGATCGCCGGTGCGATGGCTTTGCCGCGGGTGCTGTCGCCAGTGCCGCCCAACGATGGGCAGGTACAACACGCCGCCGCGCTTGGCCACGAGCAGGGTCAGCAGCCAGTCGGCGAAGTTGTTGAGGTCGGTGGTTTCCTTGAGCACGGCTTCGACGGCAGATCGACGCATCACGATCAGGCCGTGCACGTGGCTGGCGCTGTTCGCGTGCTGCCAACGGCTGTAGGCCAGACGCCGCACGGCGATGTCCTGGCCGTTCTCGTCGGTCAGCGCTTCGTCGGTGTAGGCCATCACCGCCTGCGGGCAGGCATCCAGCGCATCGGCCAGTTGGGTGAAGGCACTGGCTTCGTACAAATCGTCGGGATCGACGAAGGACACCAGTGGCAAGGTGCCTTGTGCGTAGCCTGCCGCGCGTGCTTCTCCAATCCTGCCCGGAATGCCCGGCAAAACGTGCAACTGGATCGGTGCGCCCTCGAGGCTGGCGATGCAGGCCTCCCGCCATTCGGCGGGCTCGTTCAGGGTGAGCAGATGAACATCGATGCGCGGCTCCATCACACACTTCCCCAATACTGTCCCCAGCGCAGGCCGTAGCCCGCGCGATCCATGACCCGCACCTGCGGCTGCCAGCTGCTCAAACCATCGCGCTCGGAACTGATCTCCACCGTGATGCGGTCGCCCAGTGCACCGGCATCCAGCGCGGCCACTGCTGCCGTCCAGATGTAGGCGGTGCCGAGCAGCCCCGTTTCGGTGTGCGCCAGCACGCCATTGCGATTGCGGATGTGCACCGTGTAGGTCACGCCCAGTTCTGGCCCGATATCGCCCTCGTCTTGCTGCACGATGTAGGCTGTCTGCTGAGTGCGGTCGCGATGTGCCCAAGCGACGTTGAGATCACCGGCCACCACGGCAGGCTCAGTCTGGCCATTGAGGCGGATACGACCGGGTGGATACGGCAAAGCCTGCCGACCAGCCAGCACCATCGGCTGCCCATTGGCAGCCAACACAGGATCGCCCTGATCGGTCGAAGTGCGAGGAATCGCGCCCACGAACACCGATTCGCCCGGGGCCCGCTCCGCGCCTTCGGATGCCAGCCATTCGCCGACACCGATCAACCGAGTCCCCGGGGCATGTGCTTGGGGTGTGGTGTCGAGCACGCCGCGTGCGAGATCGATGGTCGCGTTGGCAGCATCAAAGGCCAGGACGGCAACAGCCTCTGCAATTGCCCCATTGGCCGCCACCAGATAGGCGTAGTCGCCCACGGCCAGTCTCTCCGGCTGGCTGATGGCCGTCACCGGCACACCGATGGCATCGACCTCGCTGGCAGGCAAGGCCACATCGAGCGTCAGCAGTGGTGCGTAGTCTTCGCCCACCACGGCAGTGAGGTCGCCGCCGGACGCGCCCGTAGCCAGTTGCCAATTCAACTGCCCGGTACCACCGGCGGCGGCCAGCGCGCCGAGATAAGTGTCCGTATCGGTCAGGTAGGCCAGATCTGCGCGCGACAAGCGCCGGGCCAGTTCCCAATACGGCACCTCGACGGCCAGCACCATGGCGGGCGGCAAAGGCTCGATGGTCGGCTCCTCGACGTGCGGTGGCGGGGGCGACAGCACGGTGTTGCTCATCCCGAACACGTCTTCCATGGCTTCGATGCGCCACTCGGCCGAGCCCAAGGTGCCGGTGTCGATGCCGGTGACACGCACCACCATCTGATCCACACCCAAGCGTGGCCAGTTCAGCAGGAACACATCACCCGGCAGCGGCGCACGCTCCAGCGTGTCGCGTGCCACGGTCAGACTCATCCGGGCCAGCGGCGAACCCAAGGCGCGCAGGTCACGCAGGGCCAGCCGCGCGGCCAGCGGCCCGTAGTTCACACCCGGGTAGTCGCGGCGTTGATTGATCACGCCGCCTTGCAACTGGATGGCGGCCAGGTTCTCGACCGTGACGGCGGCATCACCGCCGGTTTGCCAGTCGGTGTAAACGACGGTCAGTTCATTGGGCAGCTCGCCCCACTGGGCGCGTTCGAAGCGTTCCAGCCGCACAATTTCGTCAGGCCCCAACTGCGGCAGGCTGTCGATCCAATAGTCGTCGCGCAGCAGCTTGAGCTCAAACGTGCCTTGCTCCGGGTCGGTGTAGAGGATGCCGCCAATATGGTCGATGACCTGGCCGATGAAGCTCTCGATGGGCTGCTGCCGTGTCCAGATCAGATTGAGTCCGAAGCCCTCGCTCGACAGCGCCCATGCCGCGTTCCAGAAACTCCAACCGATGGTGCTCTGCGGATAGCCCATGCCCCAGTGCGGATCGGTGAGGCATTGCACCAGGATATGAGCCGGGTTCATGCCGACGCTGATTCCTTGGCCCTCGTCCGCATCCCAAGTGCGGACTTCCGCGTTCCACTCCATCCAGGGCGCATCGAACCAGCCCGCCGTGAAGCGCCGGACGCGCACTGCCCACGGTTTGATGTAGGGGTTGTTGGCCGCGAACAGGATCTTGCGTGCCACCAAGGACAACACACCCCGAAATGCCGGGATGGAACTGCCGAGGCGGCTCATCAAGTAGTCGTTGCGCCCCTGACCGGCATGGCCAGGCAGCACATCGATGGTGCCGACCACGCCGCCTTCGCGCTCGTCACCGCCAAACAGGGAGGGCTTGTTGATGGAGAGGCTGGTCAGTCCGTGCCCGCTCGGTAGCGGCGCGCGGTCGGCATCGCCCCACGCGGTTCGGTCGCCCATCTGGATTTCCTGCACGGCATCGACGGGCCCTTGGCACAGGGCCAGATGCAGCCCCATCCGGTAGCGGTAGCCGACGGTTTGTTTTTTGCTGCGCCCGCCCATCAGCCGCGCTCCCGCTGGCTGGACTGATTGCGGGCGTGCTCGACCACCCGCTGCGCCATGGCATCGCCGGTGGCCAGCAGGGTGTCGGCGTCACAGCCATCCCGCAGAAAGGCGCGGAAGTCCAGATCGTGACGCGCAAACCATGTGCGCGTGCCGTTCACGCACAGGCCCACGGCGCGCACGTGATCGATGGTGATGACGGTCTGAGGGGGCTCAAGAAACACGCCGGGCCGCCCCAAGTGTTTCTTGGCCCCTTGAGGGGCAAAACGAGCGAAGCGAGTTTCGGGGTGTGGGATCACTTCTTTCCACCTTTCTTCTTGATCGGATCGGCTTCCAGATCGCCGTACCAGACGACGTTGGAGCCGCGCAGCAGCACGGTGCCGAACACGACGGGAATCGGGCGGCCTTCTTCTGCGGTGGGGGCATCGACGTCAGACAGGGACGCCGGTTTGGGTTCGGGCGGTTTCGGCGCGAGCGCTACCGAAACCAGCGCCGCCACCACGATGACGACGAGGTACCACATGGCGATTTCTCCAGGGATTCAGAACACGCCGGTCGAAAACGGGTTCTTGCTTGGGATGGCGGGAAAGCCGCCGTAGTTGTGGCTTCGGCCGCCGCTGCGCGGCTTCACGTCGGCTGCGCCGACATGTGCCTTCACAGAAACGCTGCGGTTTTCGGTCAGAAGATCGGTGTGCCGCTGAAGGGATTCTTCGTTGGAATGAACGGGAATCCACCGAAGTTTTCGAGGTTGCCGAAGCGCGACTCGCACGTGGCCGTGCTGTGGTCGCAACCGACCGTCAGCAGCACTTCGGTGCCGACCTCAATGGCCACCGGATAGAGCAACTCGACGCCGCCACCGTAGTCATTGACGATCATGTGGCGGGCACCTGCCGGGGTTTGCAGCCAGCCACCGGCCAAGCCACCACTGACGCTGCCGGGCGTACCGCCATCGAGATCGACGTTGCGGCCATAGCTGTTGCTCACGATGGCACTGGCGGAAATGGGTGAGGCACCACAGGCAGCCGAATACAGCACGTGGGAACACTTGCGGCTGTAGAGCCGCCGCAACCCGATCCGCTTGAGGCTGACTTGCGCCGACTCGCAGCGAACGCGAGCCACATCGTCAGCGACTTCGACGCCCAGCACCCGGCCCATCCAGCGCGTGCCGGAGATCCACCAGTAGTCGCCCCAGGTGTCACGCCGTCCGATGCGCAGGGTGATCGAGGTGGTGTCACCGGTCAGCGAGTTGGCGAGCAGATGGCGCACCACATCACAGTTCGGCGGCAGTTTCAGATCCAGCCCAGCCTTCGCAGCCTCAGCACCCAGCGCCAGTTCGTTGCGCTCGATGGCAAGGCTCTGATAACGGTTGCCGTCGAGATCGATGTCGAATTCGTGGGGCGTCAGGAAGAACTGGGCGGTGTTGCTGGCGAAGGCGTATAGCTCGACTTCCAGTAATGGGTTCTGGCTCATCGTGCTTACTCTCCCTCGTAGGTTTGACGGTCATTACCGCGTGGTTCGGGCAACTGGCGCGCGGTCAGGGTGATTTCCAGCAGCGTAGGGCTGTGCCAGTACAGATCGACTGCGTCGTGGTCGAGGCGGCAGCGCACGAGCCGAATGACGCGGCTGCCTTCGGGCACTTGAGTCTCAAGTCCCGAGCGCAGCACCAGCACACCGCCCTGATCCAGATGGCAGGTCGCCGTCAGGGCGTACTGCCGGTAGCCGTCCGGATGCACGATCAAGCAGGCGGCGGGGCGATGCCAGAACGCGGATATGTCTTTGCCATCCACGCGCAGGAAGCCATCCTCGGGATCGGCATCGACGGTCACCCACAGGATCGGGGCCAAGCCATCGGGCAGCCAGAAGGCTTCCAGACGGCCTTGGGTGCGCCACAGTCGCGCCCGCCAGATTTCGATTTCATCGAGTGAGCTGGCCAGATAGCGCCGCTGCAAAGTCGTCGTCGACCACGGATCGTCCCGGCGCACCCACGGATCAGCGGGCGAAAAATCCTGGCGGGTGATCGTCGCTTGTGCGGCAGCCGTCGGATCGTCGCGCCAGTTGCCATCCGGCCAGACCGGGATCTCGTCGAGCCATGGGTCATCCAGGACATCCTGGTCGGGCAATGGTGCAGGCTGGATCTGCGTGGGAATGTTGCCGCCGACCATGCCCGGCACCCACTGCGTGAGATCGGCCGGGTCGATGGCCTTGCCCCACACCAAGGGCATGACGGTGCTGCCCACGGCTGCGGCGCGTGCCAAGGGCTCCGCCAGCCACAGCAGGCCGCTTTCCACACGCTCAAGTTGCGCGATCTGCCAGCCGTCAAGAGCGATGATCAAAATCCAGCGGCCATTGTTCTCAGTTTCCTGCCAGCCCTGCACCCCATCGTAGGTCAGATGCACATTGGCCGAGAGTGGCCCGAACTGTCGTCCGTCCGCCTCCGTCACGTTGAGTGCCAGTGCGCCACGTTCGCAGGACTCGGTCAGGTGAACCGCGTACTGCGGCAGCGGCCACAGCGCCATTTGACCGAGATGATCGGCCAGCCAGTCGGCCACCAGGGCATCGGTCTGGCGAGCCTTACCCACCTTGTAGGTGAGCCAGCGCCGGGGAACGCGGCGGCGTGCCTGCCGGGATTCGTTGCCGCTGGCCAGCCGCGTGACGCTGGTCTGCCACTCCAGCCGTTCCACGAGGGGATCCATCCAATCGTGTCGGAAGGCAAACACGCTGCGTTGCGCATCCGGCCACGGCTGGTCGCCAAAGGCATCCATACCGGTGGCATTGATGCCGCTCGAGGCCGTATCCCGGCGCAGTACTTCGACCAGAAAGATCGGTGTATCGATGGGTGGCCAGGGGCCTGCCAAGGATTCCGCCAGCAGGCTGGCCGCCAGATTGGGGGGCAGCGGGGCCACAGCCGTTTCCGGCGTGAAGCGGGCTGCGCTCGCCCCAAAGGTGGCGCGCGAGAGCACCTCACTCTGGAAGGCGGGCAGTTCGCTTCCCGGCGTCGGCGAGCTTCCAACCTCCGCGATGTCTTGAACGACGACGCGATCGGTCATGCCGACTCCACGCCGAACTCAGCGGCATTGAACGCGGCCTCCGTCCACTGCACGTTGCCGTTCGGGTTGCGCTCGAACAGCGTGCTCTGCCAGGCCAGTTGCTCCTGCAGAATGATGTCGGGGCTGACGGCGCTTTGCGCACCGCTGACCACGAGTCCTTTGAGCTTGCCCAGCCCCGCGTCGGTCTTGCGCGCCAGCATCGTGAGCTGGACACCGTAGATGGCGGGCGTGGCCATTACTGGCAGCGGTTCGACATCGAAGGACTGGCGTAGCCCGCTGCTGGGCGCACTGATGGCCGTGGCCTCGTCCTCGTCACTGACGGCTTCCCATGCGGTAGTACCGACCGGACTGACCGTCCACTGGTTCAGGCTGCCATCGGCCTGTGCCTGCAAGGCATCGACGCGCACGTCGCCAAGAAAGGTGTTGTTGATCGTGCCGCTGGTGTCGGCGATGTAGAAGTCGTCGACATCGATGGTGAGCGGACAATTCTGACCGGGCACTGCGCCCAGGAATGCCGTAAGCAGTTGGCCACCACCTTGGATGGTGTTCTGCGCCGTCATCTGAATGGCCAGGACGCCGTTGATGCGCACCGACAGAATGCCGTTGCTGGTGCCCTGCGTGACCTGCAACTCGATGTAGTGCCAGCCGCGCGCCGGAGCGCTGGCGACTGATACAGAGATCAGCTGGTCGTAGCCGTATTGCCAGCGGTAGAGCTTGAGCCGACCGTCCTCGCCGATCTTCACCAAATGTGCAACCTGCGAGTTGGCATCGCGCACGCCGAGCAGCAAGGGTTCGCTGTAGGTGTTCTGGTACGGCACCACCCGAATGGCCGCTCCGACGATCAGGCTGGTCTTGGTGGCGTCCAGGTTCTTGACGTAGCCGCCCCCGGAACCTTCCGGCAAACGCAGGGCATAGGAGGACGGACGACGGCCATTGATGCGGGTGGCCTGCGGTGACAGATACGCTGCCTTGCCGCGCGCCAGCCACGGATCGCCAAAGCTGTCCACGGCCTGTGGGTCGTAGTGATCGAAACCGTCGATGAACAGAAGTGCCATTGGATTTACCCTTGCAGCGCCGCACGGATGGCCCGTGCATTGCGCCCGATGATGTTGACGATGACTTTCTCCCCGGCAGGTGACTGCAGGTGGTCGTGCGTCACGCCCGGATCGATGGCGTTGACGATGCGCACCGCCTGATTCATCTGCGGCTGCGCGGGTGGCACTTTCACTTCCGGCACAAGACCACCGGCAGCAAAGGCCAACTCACCACCTTTGAAGCGCGGGCCTGCCGACAAGCCGTTGAGCGAGTCGAGGAAGGCCACACCGACCTGACGCACGGCGGCGGCGCGCACCACGTATTCGCCTGCGGACAGACGCGCCGGGATCGAATCCGAGGTGGCGCTGCCCGGCCCGGTGACCAGACCGCCACCGGCGAACTTCTTGATGCCGCCCAACAGCGCCATCACAGCGGCGACCATCGCCACCATCGCGGCAATGGCCAGACCCGGGCCGACGATGGGAATGGATGCCTGCGACGCTGCCGCCCCGGCTCCCGCCTTGGCTGCATCCATCGACACCATGGCAGTGGTCTCCGTGGTCTTTTGCGCGACCTTGGCGGCGCTGGCCGCCGCATCGACGGCCTGCTCCTGCTGGATGAAACCGAGCTTGAGCGCCAGCATCCGCGCCTGCATGGCGATCCACTGCTGGAACGGCTGAATCACGATCTGCTGCAGGAAGGCGTCGGCCACCTGCTGGAAGATGCTCGCCAAGGCACTGCGCCAGGTCTGCGCGCCGGTGATCATCCCGTTGAGCGCACCGCCGAAGCTCTCGCCGATGCGGTTCCACAGCGGGGCCATTTCATCGACGGTGAGCCGGGTGCGCTCCAGCTCGTTGCGCCACGCCTGCACGCGAATCACCGCATCCGGCCCGATGGCCTGCGCCGCCTGTTGCATGGCCGGCAGCAGACGCTCCATCTCGGCGGCCGATTGCTGTTGCAGGGCCACGATCTGCTGGCGCGCCTGCGCTTCGGTGAGTAATCCGGCCTGTTGCTGGATGCCGATGGCTTCTTGCGCATTGCGCAGTCGTTCGGTGACCTGCCGCCATTGGGCTTCCAAGGCCGCCAGATTGGCCTGCGCGGCCTTCACGTTGATCAGCCGGTCAATGAGCGACACGCCGTCGGCATCGGCCTCGAGAGCCAGTCGCGCCCGCAGGTCGTGGTAGCTGCGCTCGATGGCAGCCTGCCGGTCGGCATCGGTGGCCGTGCCGGTGATCTGCGCCAGTTCCTCACGCGCTGCTGCCCGCGCATCAGCCAGTTCCCGCTCGGCTTGCGCTGCCTTGCGGGCGTTGGCTTGCTCGATGTCCGTGCGCCGGTTGTTGAGCGTGATGAGTTCGGCTTCCGCCTTGGCGACCTCGGCCTTGGCGCGCAGGCGGTCGTTCTCTGACTTGCCTGTGGCGGCCACTTGCTGACTGCGGGCCAGTTCCTGCTGCTTGCGGGCGATCTCGGCATCGAGCTCGCGCTGCTCGATGGCCGTTTTCTGGGTGTAGTAGTCGCGCACTGAAACCAGACGGTCTTCAAGTGCTGCATCCAGCGCAGTTTGTTGCCGGGCCAGTCCATCCTTGAGCAGCGCGAACTCGGCGTCCAGCTGCGCTTTCATTAGCGTGGTTTGCGCGCCGGTCGTGTCCTGCGCTGGCTTGGATGCCTTCGGTTTGGTCAAGCGCTGCAGCAGTTCCGGATCGGCCTGGATCTTGGGAGCCTTGACCTCAATGGGCTTGGGATCGAACAGGCTGTCGCGGAAGGACGCCAGCTCATCCAGCCGTTTGACCAGATTGCCCTTGAGGTCGGCAATGATGGCCTTCGCTCCGTCGGTATTGCCCTTGAGCGCTTCGACCGCAGCCGCGACACCGGCACCAATGGCTTCGCCCAAAGCGACGAAGGACTTGCCAACCGTCGCGGCACCGAGCGCCAGGGTCTTGAGTACCAGCACCACGCCATCCAGGATCGCCCGCAGTGTGCCGCCTTGCTTTGCAGACTCGACCATGCCACCGGCCATGTCGTTCAGGGCAGGCAGCAAGGACGCGATGATCTGGTTGCCGATGCTGGTGGTGGCCAGCTTCAGCTTGTCGAGCGCATCGTTGAAGTTGCCAGCCTGTGCTGCAGTCTCACTGCTCATCTGCACGCCGAGCGCCTGCATCTCGGCAGCCAGCTCGTTGATGCCGTCGCGCCCCTGATTCAGAAACGGGATCAGCTCCGCTCCTGACTTGCCGAACAGTTGCACGGCCAGCGCAGTCTTCTCCGCGCCATCGGGCATAGCCTTGAAGCGCTCGGCCAGATCCAGTAGCACCTGATCGGTGGCGCGCAGCGTGCCGTCCTGGTTCTTGAACTCGACGCCTACGGCGGTGACCTTGCCCCTACAAAGTGGAGTGCTTAGCCCTTGTTGAAAATGTCGACAAGGAGAGAAGCGATGAGTGACAAGCAGGTGCGTGCGCAGTACACGCGGGAATTCAAGCTGGAGGCGGTTCGGCAGGTGCGCACCGGGCAGGCCATTGCGGTCGTAGCCAAGGTCCTGGGCATCCCCAAGGCCAGC